CTTCGATCTTTCGAAGTTCTTCTTCTATCTTATCTGAATCTTCAAAGTTGCTGTCAACTAGTGTTATTAATTTTTTATCACCAGCATCTAAGTCTTCTTGAAATGGATGATTTAGTCCTTTATAGCGATAGAACATTGCAGCCAAGTTATTGATTACGACTGACATATCTTTCATTTCAGGTGTATCTAGTTTGTAGAAATCCATATCTTCGAAGCCGTCTATAAATTCGTTATTGCATATTGCTTGATCCATTAGTTGAAAACAATAATGGGCAAGCTCAACGCATTCTTCTTTTTGAATTTCTAAACGTTCTTCTTCGTCTATGACTTTATCGATTTTTTCATCGATAACTTGCTTGAGTCTTTCCGAGGTGGGAAATTGTATTATATTTGACATAGACTTATCCTTAATCATAAGTTATATTATAACACAGTTTATCGCGAAAGTAAACTATTTTTTTAAGTTTTTTACTGAAGGTGCTCCGATCTTACAACCAATGAATCCGTTGTAGTACTCGTCTGTTAAAAGGACATCCCTGTCAAATTGCTCCTTGGCTTCCATGTATGCGCACTCTCCCTTTGTTTTACACAAATGAATAATTTCTCGTTTTAAATGGGCACAGCCATTGGAGCTTATTTCTTCATTGAGTGAATTGCTTGAACCAAAGTATGTTTTCCAATCGGATTCAACTAAGGTCTTTTTTCTGCGCTTTCTAGTTTTTGTAATGCCTAGAGTTTTCTTAAACCAAAAGAACTTCTTACCAACATACTTTTTACCAGTTTGCTCATTCGTTATGAGATACACAAACCCGTAATAGTCGTCAGAACTAAAGTCTTCAGGCGGGATCCACTCTTTGTCATTATATAACCACATGTATTATATATACTAGTCATCAAATCGAAGCTCTTCAAGTTGTTCTTCTATAGGTTCACCACAAATTGGGCAAAATCCTGGATCTTCTTCTTCACATGAAACACGAGACTTATTATAACACATAGGGCAATCGATGTGTTTTACATTCATACGTTATCCTTAATATATTCTTTAAAATCAACAAAGCCACCTACGACTTTATCATCTACTTTTATTTGTGGAAATGTTCGAGCTGTTGGAAATTGTTCAAACAGCTCTTCTCGTGTAAAATCATTTCCTAGTTTTTTATATACATGACTAGCGCCTTCTATTTGTTTTGCTAGTGCAATCGCTTCAACACAAAACGGGCATTGGTCTTTTCCAAAAATTTCTATTTTCATTATAATTCCTATAAGCTTAAAGCTGCTAAAGTATCTGTTGAAACATCCTTCTTAACTCCACCTGTTACATATGAAGTAATTTCAGTTTCTTGTGGCGCCACTTGTACATTACCACCCCCGATCCACTTTTCAGTCCATGGAAGAGGATTTGTTTTAGATACGTGATATGGTGATTGAATACCGAGAGCACGCATTCTCTTTGTGCCGATCCATTCTACATAATCACATAATAGTTTTTCATTTAGACCAATCATTGATCCATTCTTAAAGAGATAATTTGCCCACTCTTTTTCCTGCTCGATTACATCAACAAATAGTTTTTGTATTTCTTCCTTTTGCTCTTCTTGAATAGCGACATAATCAGAGTCTTCTTTTAATAGGCTCTTAATCATAACCGTAGTACTTGCTAAGTGAACATTCTCATCACGTGCAATAAACTTAATAATCTTTGCATTACCTTCCATCTTTTTCAATTCAGCAAATGCCCATGAACATGCAAAGGAAACATAAAAGCGAACACCTTCTAACGCGTTAGCACACATCAAAGCCATAAAGATTTGTTTCTTATAGTCCTTTGGAGTAACACCTTCTTTCTTATGCTGTTCTACTAATTGATTATACCAGTAATCGATACTATCAGCACACTTCATGACTTCAGGATTATCTGTAATCTCATCGAATACAACTGATGGATCTGGGTAGATGTTACGAATAATATGAGTATATGAACGGCTATGAATTGTTTCAAAGAATGCCCATGTCGTAATCCAATTCTCTACTTCAGGTAATGAACATACTGGTAGGAATGCTTCTAATGGCTCTCTTCCTTGAATAGAATCAAGTAGGATTTGTCTCTTTAGATTACTTGTAAAGATGTGTTGCTCGTGTTCGTCTAATGATTCAAAGTCTTTCTTATCTTTAGATACATCAACCTCTTCTGGTCTCCAAAAGAAACCAAGCTGCTTATCAGTAATCTTATCGATGTTAGGATATTTAACTGTATCGTATCTTGCGATATCGACTGGTTCGTCCAAAAACATCATTTTGTTTAGGTGTGACTTTTTTAAATTTTGCAACTTTCACAATCCTCCTCAGATGAATTATCTCCTGCACCATCGTGGGTGTTGAAATAATACAATTGTTTTAGTCCGTATTTGTATGCAGTCACAAGATCAGTTACCATTTCTGACATAGGCACTTTACTATCTTCAAAGAACTCAGGATTATAAGATGTGTTAACACTAATCCCTTGATCTATATATTTCTGTAATATTGCACAGATTTTTAAATAACCATCTGGGGATTCTTGTTCCCATAGAAGATCATATTTATTTTTTAGATGATGATAGCCAGGAACAACCTGAGCCATTACTCCATCTTTTGACTGCTTGTATGATACTAATGCTCTTGGTGGTTCAATACCATTAGTACTATTGCTTATTTGTGCTGATGTTTCAGCTGGCATAAGAGCCATGAGTGTGGAATTACGAATTCCTGTTTTTTGAAGCTGGTTACGTAAGCTTTTCCACGGTTTTCTTTCTTTATGTGGCACCAAATTATTTACAGCCTCCTTATATGTATCAATCGGGAGAACTCCACCAGCATATTTTGTGTCATTATTTAAAGGAATTTTACCTTTTTCTTTCGCAATATCAGCAGAAGCTTTAATAAGATAATATGACCATGCTTCAGCATATTCATCAACTGTAGTAAATGCACCATCATCGTACTTCAATCCACGTTTAGCTAAGAAGTATGCAAGGTTGATAATACCAATACCAAGTGGACGACGATTCATTGTACTACGTTCTGCTGCTTTAACTGGATAGTCTTGGTAATCTAATAGTTCATCAAGAGACCTTACAGCTAGATCACAATACTTTTCAAACTCAGATGGGTGATTAATCAGACCCCAGTTAATTGCTGATAGAGTACAAAGAGAGATTTCACCTTCTTCATCGTCAGCTGAACTAAGAGGTTTAGTTGGTAAATCAATCTCACAGCATAGGTTACTCATACGAATAGGAGCTTTCTTAGGATCAAATGAACCATGATCGTTTGCATGATCGACATTCATGACATAGATTCTACCGGTATCTTTACGTTCACTCAATAGACTTTGGAATGCATCAAGAGCTGACATAGACTTTTTACGAATAGAAGTCTTACGCTCATACTTTTCATATAACTCTTTAAACTTATCTTGATCATCAAAGAATGATTCATATAGACCTGGCACATCATTCGGATCAAAGAATGTAATATTACCACCAGTCAATAGACGCTCATACATCAACTTGTTTAATTGGAAGGTGTAATCCATGTGACGTACACGATTTTCTTCAGTACCTTTGTTGTTCTTTAATACAACTAGATCTTCAAACTCATAGTGCCAGATTGGTAGATAAACAGTAGCTGCACCACCACGAACACCACCTTGAGAACAAGACTTAACTGCCGATTGAAAGTACTTCAGGAATGGAATCAAACCCGTATGTACTACTGAACCATCACCGACTCTTGCACCAGCTGCTCGAATAGAACCTGCACCAATACCAATACCTGCTTTCTTAGAGATATATTTTACGATGCTCGTTGAAGTTGCGTTAATAGAATCGAGACTATCGCCGGATTCAATAAGAACACAACTAGAGAACTGACGGGTTGAAGTTCGAACACCAGCCATGATAGGGGTTGGGAGTGATATAAAGAATTGAGAGATTGCATCATAGTAGTCCTTAACATATTTTATTCTTGTTTCTTTTGGATAGTTAATAAAGAGCGTAGCAGCAACCATCATATACAACATTTGAGGCGTTTCGTAATGCTGTTTTGTTCTACGATCTTGAACGAGGTACTTACCTCTGAATTGTTCCATGCCTGCATAAGTAAATGTATTATCACGATCATGTTTAATATAAGCATTGAGTTCATCGATTTCTGTATGCTCATAGTTGTCCATGATAGCGCCGTCATATACTCCGCGGCTTACATTTTCGATAATTAAACGTTTAAGAGTCCATGGTTCGAATGAGCCATATACTTCTTTACGTAGCTTATAGTTAATCAAACGAGCTGCTACATATTGATAATTTGGTGTAGAGTCAGTAATTAATTCTGCTGCACTCTTAATAAGAAGCTCATGAATGTCATAAGCTGGAATTTTATCGTATAATTGTATGTTAGCCTTTAGTTCTATCTCAGATACGGAGACACCAGTTACACCATCTGTTGCCCATTCGAGTACTTTG